AGATCAGGAGGTTTTTTGTTAACTCGTTGTTAACTTCTTATATATGTATTATAGCACAAGTAGGTGACACGTTAGGTCAATTTCCCTAGTTAATTCCAAAGTTTTTTAGAATTCGCACCAAGTCCTGAATAATACTTCTTGATCATCACGATCATAATCTAGTTGAATTTGATATTCCATGTCGTGCATGTTAAGACCGAATTCTTTGATCAGGTCGGCGATGATAATTCTTGCAGTTTCGATAGTCATAATTTTAATCTCTTGTGTTGTTGTTGTTGTTGTTAACTTCTTATACTAGTATTATCGCATACTAGTGGGACACGTTAGGTCACTTTGCCTAGTTAACTTTAAAGTTTTCCAAAGTTTTTGCGGTAACCGCATCGGTTGGAATGTTGAAGTCGACGAATCGACCATCGACAACAACCAACCGCTTGAAGATGGTTTTGCCATCAATGGCAATTCCGTCACGGTCAGTAATCTTAAACCGCTTTCCAACGGGAAAGATTGTTGGCTTGCTGAAAAGGTCAGCGGCAGGAATGGTAACAGGTTTTGTTAGTGTGATGAACTTTGTCATAATTTTGATCCTTTCAAGATCGGGAAACTGTCTTAACTTCTTATACTATGATTATACTCTATACATCGGCATAGGTCAAGCGTAAACTATAGTTATTTTATCGTTTTGTATGAAATACCACAGTTTTTTGTTCCTTACCCAACCCCCCTATCTTACCGGAAACGGGCGGGGTGGTGTAGACGCAACAGGTCACATTTTGAGCTATATGTCGTATCCTATCTTAGCCGACTGGCCCTACGTTCTCTGTTTTTCTTTATTTATTGTGTATAAAGCCGCGAGATAACCCATAATAATACAGGAGGACATAAAATGTCTAAAAGAAAACCAAAATCAGATTATAACAAAATAGAATCGCTTCTCAAAGCCAGCGGAACTGAATCTTTAAAAAAATCAGTAGCAAAAGATTTAGAAGTTCCAGATAGACCCTTAAACATCTCTGAAATGAGTGATGCTGGAGTCAAGTGGGAAGTCAACGAAAAAACCGAAGAGGAGATACGCAAAGAAGAGGCCGTATACATAGACTCTTTGGACAGAAGAACGGACAAGTAAATGGAATTCCCGGAAGGTGTGGATCAGGAGCACGCGATAGAGGTTATAACCAAAGTTGCTAAAAGACTAGCACCTAAGTACGTGTTTGCAGGATATGAGGTTGATGACATAGAACAAGAGGCTTTTCTCATAGGTGTTGCTGGTCTAGCTAAATATGACCCATCTCGCCCTCTAGAAAACTTTATGTACACACATATAAACAACAGGCTTAAAACATTCAAACGTGACAACTTTTACAGAATGGACTACGGAAGTTCAGCCCAAAAAATACAAGACAGAAAAAAGAACCTTCTTGAACCCGTCAGTATTGACTGTCTTTATGGAGTATGTGTATCTGACGAGACAATGGGAGAGGCATACATAAGAGAAATGATTGATCTTATAGACAAAAAACTGCCCAGTCATTTTAGACGTGACTATCTTAAACTCCAATCAAACTCTCCTCTGCCTAAAGGCCGCAAGGCTAAGATCATAGAAGTTATAGAACTTATCATAAATGGAGACTATGATGAAGAAGGGTAGGTTTTCAAAACAAGAGATGATGTTTATCGAGGCGAACGCCGAGGTTCTTTCTTTTAATGAAATAGCATCCCAACTCAATCGCGACCCAGACAGTATCAAAGACTGGATTGAGAAGCGAGTCGGTTTCACCCCGAAGCAGAAAAAAGAGGCGGCTGTAGCCAATGAGCTAAAAACCCGTTCTTACTACAAAGAGCTTAAAAATCAGTTCAGTGAAGACGAGCTTGAAATGTTTCAATACCACTTTAAGAAAATGTGGAGTCAGTTCAAGGAAGATGTGTTTCATACAGAAGAAATGCAAATCATTGATACGATAAAGTTGGAACTTCTGATGAATAGGATTCTAAAAGCTCAACAAGACAATCAGAACCTTATTCTTCATTATGAGCGAGAGCTTCAAGTTGAAAAGGCGGTTGACAGGGATCAAAGAGACATGGATGTAATTATGAATTTGGAGCGTTCCATAGCAGTTACCCGTGCGTCTCAAGAAACTTTGTCAAAAGACTACAAAGACCTCCAAAGTCGTAAAGCAACGATGCTAAAGGATCTAAAGGGAACCAGAGAGCAAAGAATCAAACAGATCGAGGATAGCAAGCAGACTTTTGCTTCGCTTATAAAACAAATGGTAACCAACCCATCTGTTAGTATCGGTATGGGTATAGAAATGGAAAAGATGCGTCTAGCAGCAGAAGTCGAGAAAGAACGGTTATCTGCTTACCACAAGTATGAAGATGGTGTTATTGACCAACCTTTTCTAACGCCAGAAACACTAATTCAAGAAGAACGAGAGGATAGGAACATTGAGTAAGAAAGCATTAATATTCGGCATCACAGGACAAGACGGGTCTTATCTAGCAGAACTACTGTTAGAAAAGGGCTACAAGGTCACAGGTGTAACAAGACGAGTGAGTGTAAACACCACCGAAAGAATTCATCACATCCTGCCCAAAATTACTATCGCAGAGGGTGATATCACTGACGGTTTTTCTGTTAACAAGCTGATATCGGAATATGAACCAGACGAGATTTATAATCTTGCGGCTCAATCTCACGTTGGCACGAGCTTCAAGCAACCAAGTCTCACTTGGGATATTACCGCAGGTGGAGTTTTGAATATTCTTGAGGCGATCAGATACTCGCCGCGAAAAGATGACATAAGATTTTATCAAGCAAGTAGCAGTGAGATGTTTGGTAAAAATTTCGACGAAGGCTTCTCTTCTAAAGGAATTTCTATTGACATGAAATACCAAGACGAAAACACTGAGTTTATTCCTCAATCTCCTTATGCTATTGCTAAACTAGCTGCTCACCACCTTGTGAGAAATTACAGAGAAGGTTACGGAATCCACGGAAGTTGTGGGATTTTGTTCAATCACGAAAGTGAAAGACGAGGCGAGAACTTTGTTACTCGCAAGATCACCAAGTGGATTGGTGAGTTTGTGGAATGGAGATCAGACGATGAATATCCATTTTGGATAGCTTCTGTAGAGGATGCTCCAGACGTTATCTACAAAAGAACATCATATGCCGCAGAGGATCAATGCTTTTCAAAAGACACATTTCCAAAGCTGCGTCTAGGCAACTTAGACGCAAAGCGAGATTGGGGACATGCAGAGGACTATGTAAACGCTATGTGGCTTATGCTACAGCAAGAAACACCAGATGATTACGTGGTTGCTACAGGCGAGACGTATTCAGTCAGGGATTTCCTAGATGTGGCTTTTGCCAGAGTGGGAATTGATGACTGGAGCAATCTTGTAGTTATCGACCCAGAGTTCTATCGTCCAGCAGAAGTAGATCACCTTTTAGGAATCCCACTCAAAGCAGAAAAAGAGCTATGCTGGGAAAGAAAAGTAAGTTTTAAAGACTTAGTACACAGAATGGTAGATAGTGATTGCAAATGAAAAGAAACTACGATGACCCAATATATAAGAAATTTCGCAACGAAGTCCTAAAAAGAGACAATTTCACCTGTCAAATGTGTAATAACAATAACAGGAAGACTTGGAAGGCAGTTCACCACATTATAAAGTGGTCGTCGTCGGCTAGTCTTAGATACGACCCAGACAACGGAATTACCCTTTGCCATCAGTGTCATAAAGAGGTGACGGGCAAAGAGCAATATTATGTTTCATATTTCGCAGAAAAAGTAAAGGCTAATAAAAAATGACACAAGAAAAACGAGACGAACTGAATAATTTTTACGCTGGATGCCTAATGGCAGAAGCGGGTGACTATCTCTTCTTTTTTACAGACGAGGAAGAGCATGACGTAGTTACAGAATTTAATGAAATCTATGCAGATATACGGAAAAACCATATAGGCAAGATTTCGGTCAAGGTTAACCAAGCTAGTAACGAAATTAAGTTTACTGTGGCAGCAAAAGAGCTTTTTATCCCAAAGGTGGTGGAAGTGGTAGAGGTTGAACCACAGGAGTGGGGGCCAGCGAATCTCGACCTTCCCGCTGAAGATTGCGAAACTCCTGAAGATTGTGAAGAGGGATGCGGCGGCGATTGCAAAGACGGTTTCGATGGAGAAAACTTAACTTAATGTCTAAGTACACAGTTATTCAAGACACTAGAGAGCAAGATGGTTGGTTCTTTTCACCTTACGATAAATGTGAGGGTATGGAAAGATCAACCATGTTGACTGGCGACTACACCTTAAAAGGATATGAGGATGTTGTGTGTATTGAAAGAAAGGCTTCTGTGGCAGAAATAGCCATGAATTTAGGCAAAAAGAAAAAACCATTCCAAGAGGAAATGCAAAGAATGAAGGCGTTTCCCTTTTCTTTTCTGATCTTAGAGTTTAGTATGGATGACGTTATAAAATTTCCAGAAGGTTCTACAGTTCCAAAAAACGCAAGAGGAAAAGTAAGGGTAACCGGAAAGTATCTACTCAAGAGCTTGATGGAGTTTCAGATTTGGTATGATACAAAAATACTATTTTGTGGAAATAAGAAAAACGCCTTCTTGGTAACAAATAGTATATTCAAAAGATTGAATGAGCTTTTTGATAAAGGTTCTGACGACGAAGCTACAAAAGAAAGAGTTTTCGACTTTTAACACAGGAGAGGGTATGAGCTTAGACAGTAGACCGGAGTGGAAAAAACTTCATGACGAGGCTGAACAGCTACATGATTACAGCCTGTCTGTAAAAGATAGAAAGATATATCTACATTCGAGCTATGATTCCGAAGATTCTGACCCCGGAACAGACTGGAGAATGGCTAATACTTTCATTAAAAACATTCATATTTTAGAAAGTTTTAGTGATAAGCCAATAGAAATTCATCAATTCAATATAGGTGGAGATGAAGAGGCTGGTTACGCTATCTATGATACGATAAAATACTGTCGTTGTCCCGTGACCGTGATTACTCATGGTGTGGCAGCGTCTATGGGAAGTATTATACCTCAAGCAGCAGATAAAAGAATAACAATGCCTAGTTGTTGTTGGTTGATCCACAAGGGGTCAACAGGCATAGGTCACAGAGATAGAATACCAGCCAAGCAGTGGGCGAAATGGGAAGATTATTGTGACAAAAGAATGATGTTTATTTACGCTGAAGCTTGTAGTAATTCTGAGGCTTGGTCAGGGAAGGACACAGCGTCCATAATGGGGTCTATGAATAAGATGTTAAACGCAAAGGGTGATTGGTTTATGAACGCTACAGAGGCGGTGCAGTACGGGTTTTGCGACGAGGTTTTTGAATGATAACAGACCTGCAAAAAATAGAAGATGCTTGGCTAGGTATTGAAGTAGATGAAAACTCTCTCTTTAACCCTATGGAATTCGTTAATCTTGCTGAAGATAATGGCGAATTCATGAAAAGGTTGTCTTGGCTGATGATGCGTCCTGAGTATTTTTCTTTTGTTTGCAAGTACGTGTTGAATATTGAAATGCCACCATTCCAATCGCTTCTTATGAAAGAATTGTGGGATAGAAAATTCCCAATGCTGGTTGGAAGTCGAGGTATGGGAAAGTCGTTTATTCTTTCTTTATATGTTATGCTTCGTGCGTTTTTTATGCCGTCAAGAAAAATAATTATCGTTGGAGCCGCGTTTAGACAGTCCAAGGTTTTGTTTGAATATATGGATGTTATATGGCAGAACGCCCCCGTGCTAAGAGACTTGTGTGATAGTAAAAGTGGCCCAAGAAGAGATGTCGACAGGTGCGTTATGAGGATCGGTACAAGCACCATAACATGTTTGCCTTTAGGTGACGGTACAAAAATTCGTGGTCAACGTGCAAACGATATTGTTGCAGACGAATTTGCTTCTATACCTCGTGATATTTTTGAAAATGTTGTCGCGGGTTTTGCTGCTGTTGCATCTTCGCCTATTCAGAAGGTAAAGCAAAAAGCTAGTGAACAACGGTCGATAGAATTGGGATTACCAGTTCAAAAGATCGAGCAAAATCAAACCGGAGACAAGTCTAACCAAATTATTCTCTCTGGTACTGCCTACTACGACTTTAATCACTTTTCACAATACTGGAAAAGGTATAAAAAAATAGTTACTAGCGGTGGAGACACGCACAAGCTACAAGAGGTGTTTGGGGGTTCTATTCCGGCAGACTTTGACTGGACTCAGTATTCAATTACAAGAATACCTGTAGAGTTGCTACCCTCTGGATTTATGGATGCTGGTCAGATTGGTAGAGCAAAGGCAAC